ATAGATGCTGGATCAGACGTGGGTGTAGAAACGTTTATGGTTGAAGAATCCGGATCGGCCGCTGGAGCTGCTGGAGCTGCTGGAGCTGCTGGAGCTGCTGGAGCTGCTGGAGCTGCTGGAGCTGCTGGAGCTGCTGGAGCTGCTGGAACTGCGGCTGAAGTGATTGGTGTTGAAAATTGAAGGTTTGTTTGTCCGGCTTTAGGATTTTTTTCAAAATGGGTGCCTCTTTGTATAGCTCGTTGTTTATATTCTGCGGTCGGAAACGTCACTAATATTCCATTGTTATTATAAGCTTGTCTTTCTGGAAATCTTCCTTCTAACATGCGATTTCTCACGGCAATAGATTCTTCTTTGGAAGCTCCCATATTTTGTAAATATTCTTGAAATATATCAAGATGATCGTTATTATCAATTTCAAAAGTTCCGTTTGAAATTCTTTCATCCAATGAGATTTTATTTAAAAATTTTTCAGCTATAGTATTCATAATTAATTAACAAGTGTAACTTGTGGTCTAACAGATTGGTTTATAGAAAAGAACTTGAATTTTGGATTACTCAAAAAATTATTATTTTCATCAATAATAATCAATTTTAAATCGGGCGTGTTGTAAATTTGATTTATTTCCTTTACAACCTGTTCTCCAAAATTTTCTACATTTGGATATTGATTTAAAAAGCTATTTACAATGACCCCCACATCTTCCGAAAAAGATACAATTTCTTCGGTGTCTTGTTGATCCAAAGTTGGTTCGATTTGCGTGGGTGTTTTTTGTCCCGCCGACGTTGAAGCTGATTTTTTAATATCATCAAACGGCAATTTAAAATAAACATCTTTGTCGACATCATTAACTTTAAATATAAAGTTTTTTCCTGTTGTCGTGGATGAACTTATACTCTTTTCTTTCTTTTGTTCAACGGTATACTCTTTTAATTGTTTCAAAAAGTCGTAAAATTTTTGTATTTTTTTTGTTGTCCAAGAAGCTCTTGATCCTTCCCCGAGATCATCTGTCGATCGCCCTCTATCTTTATAATTTAAGATTGAAAAAAATATATTATTAAACTCTACTATTAATTTGCCTTCTTTATATTTTTTAGATTTTAATAAGCTTTCCAGATTTAATATTAATTTATTAAAATCGGTTATGGTATTCAAATTTAAATTGGTACCAAATCGTATTGCTTCTTTAGGGGTTTTTATTTTTTTAATCTCGTATGATATTCCTCCAACTTGAACGTCTCCCTTTTTTCCTTTCGGAATTTTAGTTGCGCCATTTACAAGTAAAAGAATCGCAAACTCGCCTTCTCCAACTTCCTTTTTTTGAAAACTTAAAAGTGTGGGATTTTGTTGTAAAAACTTAAATGCATCTCCTAATGTTTGAGATGGATAGTTTGTTTTAAAATTAACTAATTGATTATTTACGGTGTTTAAATACTCGTCCGATATATCGGTTCCCATGAATTTTTTCCAAGTGGCTTTTACATATTCTCGTGTGCCATTTATATCAACACTATTTTCAAACAATTGTTTAATTGTGTTTTCTTTAAAAAATGAATTGTAGTTACTTTTAATTAAAAAATCCTCAAAATCTAGAAAACTGTTGCGATCTTTTATATTGAAATTAACTCCGCCATCATGTCGGTTCATGAAATATTCATTTAATATTTTTTCCAAACTAAGGTTCATCGATACAATATAAATATTAAGAGATATAGTAAAAAGTGTTAATTATATATCAATTGATACCAAGTCTTGATAATTCTTACCAATGTGACATTTTACGGGAAATTGGTTGTCTACCATGATAGTTTTTATATTTACTAAGGTGTCTTTTTTATCATCTTTACACACATCAACCAAGATAGAATCGTATGTGTATAATACAACCTTTGACTTCTTGTTTTTTAAATAGTGATTGACTCGGTTTATATTTTGAATACTAAACTCAGTTTCTGCTGCTTGCAACAAATAGTTAAAAAGTTTATTTGGGTTGGCATCGTGAATATGTTTATTTGTTATTCTTCTTTTAAATATCGGCGTCTCAACATATTGGTTTTGATTGAAGAAATCCCATCGGTGTGTGATGTATTCGTCTACTTTTTTAAAATAATCAATATTTTTATATTCTTCTCTAACGCCACCGTAAAGATTTTGAAAAGTCAAATTTTTAGCCTTTTTTAAGTCTTCCACAGTTATTTCTTCTTTTTCAAAATACTGTTTTGCCAAATATTCATAAATATTAAGTGATAAATCAAGTTTGTAATTTATTAAATTCGCAATAATGTGTGGGTGATATGCGCTATAATCTATACTTAAAAGCATTCCGTCGTCGCCAAATCTAGACACAAAAGCAGATCTACAGCCATCTTCTTTATTTAATGCCGCGTAATTTATTTTTCCGAATCTATTGCTTGGTCTACCCGTCGAGGTGAAAAGATTGTATTCGGTATAAACAAAATTGGATTTTTGCTCAATTTCTTTTTCCTTAAAAAATTCATTGAATTTAATCACATCAACATATAACCCATTCGATTCAACTTCAGCTAATGTCTCAGTGATAATTCCATTTAACTGTGAAAAAGACTCATCTATATAAAAATCAGTCATAGATGATCTCATTTTTTTATAATTTTTTTCAAACAATTCTATATGTTTGCTCACAGGTATTATATAATTAACATCAACTCGATCATCTATATTTTTATATTTTATAAAATCGTGATAATTGGTCGTGGTCACTTCATCCAAAGAATCGGTTCCTTTTTGAAATTTAAAAATTAAAACGTCGTTTACGTTTTTGATTTTAAATAAATGTATAAATTTCTTTTTATCTGTTACAAATATTTTTTTTGATTTTTGTATAATTAAATTTAAAGTGTTGTTTATATTTAAATTTGAAAAATTTAAATCCTGATGAGTTTGGTTTAACAAATATAGCTCGTCAGTTTTTATATTTTTTATAAATAACAAAATTATCTCGTTTTTAATAGAATGAACATTATGATTTTTTACAACGTAGTCTATAAATACTTCTTGATTGCATATATTGTTTAAAAAACTATTATAGTTTGTTGTATTCAACGACATCATCGTGTAAGAATCTAACATCCAAAACAAAACAGTCAATTATTTTATCATTATAAGATTCCTGCAATTGCAGAACTCGGTCGCACAGTTGCGGTTACGCTAGTTATCCACCCATCTCTATTTATTGAATGTTTTACCTCTCTTACTTGAAAAATAACTCCCGTATCATATGGTTTTGGTAAATTTTTTGCAGTAAAAATTTGAAACGATCTAAAGCCTGATATTCCTAAAATAGTAAAATCTATTGTGACACCCGGCATTGGCATAGTACTTATGTTTGCAAATAGCGGGCTTTGATTGTCTGAAATCAGTTGGACCAAGAAAGATTCTGCGGTTTTTGGTAATTTAAGTCTGACTTTCTCTTCTGATTTTTCCTTTACTTCTACCGTACGAGATCTAAAAGTTGTTGGCTTAAACCCTAGAGGAGGAGACGATATCATCATGCTGTCTTCATCTATATTATTGTATTTTTGAGTTTTTGATGTGGTTGATGTGGTTGGATCGCTTTTTGTAGATGATCCTAAGTTCACCGGTTGGTTTTCTTTTGCTGCTGATAACATTTCATCGACTCCCATTTGAAATTTTCCTATATAACTTTGTCCTGTAGAAATATCACTGTCTGCCGCCGAAGAAGTTTTCGGTAAATCGGTAACTGGCGCTGACTGTGATTCCGCATCGTAAAGTACCATATTGGCTACCTTATCCGACAGTTTCACATTGAAATTAAAACTTTTCAATATAGAATTTTGTGAATATACGTCAAACGGATATATTGTCGGATCCGTATCGGTTAATCCAAGGCTTGTTCTTAACTCTTTAATATGTTCGAGATTTAAAAATCTTTCGTCTCTTATAGAGAGAAGAAGTGGCTCTTGTTCGCATAATTTCAAATCCCATATTTTTGCAAAACTGTTTAGATCTTGACACAGTGATTGAGCAAATTCTTTTATTGATCTATTTTTATCAAGTAATTCTAATACGCGTACATATTTAATATATACATCTTTTAAATTGCCTTTAAATTTTTCAGATTCTCCTCCTGTATAAGGAAAAGAGTATCTGCCTTTCTGGCCAGGAAACATTTTATATCTTAACCAGTTTATCACTTCATCTAAATTTTGTCTGTTTGCGGTCTTTAATGCTTTAATCATTAATCTATTTTCAGGTTTTTTGAACGATGCGGGAGGGATAAATTCGTTAAGATCTGCTTGTCCGTTTAAATTCTCCGAGGTAAAACTGGGTGCGTTTTCGTTTGGTATTAAAAAATTAGAGGTGGTGGATATTAAATTGGGATGGGCTCCTATTATAGAACTATTTAGGTCTAGTTTTATAGCTGGTTTAGTACTTGGAAGTTCTATGTTCAATATATCAGCTAAAAGTCCTAAACTTATATAAAATGATTCGTCGCCTCTAAATTTGGTAGCGGATTCTTCTGTGATTATATTTGTATAGTTTTCTAAACTAAACAGTCCCCCCGCATTTACAACTGATTTTTTTTGGGACCACTGAACTGCCTTGGAAAATATTTTAGAATAATCTGCATCATCCGCATTCATTGGAAACTGTGAGTTTGGTTTTGGAGAGTTATAATGTTCATACAATCGCTTAGTCAACCCTTTTAAATAAGAAAAAATATCACTTTTCATTCTCTCATAAATGGTTTGTTTGGGTTTGTTGTCTGCTCCGGTTTTTTCTTGGCCCTCCGGTGAGGCATCTTTTACAGATAATCCATAGTAAAATTTACTATTTGAATATAATTCAGTAGTACAATTAAATGACATATCGGAGGAGTCAAACGAGTAGTCGAAATTTACTATGTGTCCAACTAAAGCGTCGTATTTTCCTTCTGACTTTTTAAGGTTTTCTTCTATTAATCCCGCGTTCGTATATGCTCCTAAAGTTCCTGAACCTTTTTGTGTTATGTTTCCGGAATCATCTCTTTTGAGAGGCGTGCCTATTTCTGTTATGTCGATTAAACTCTCAGGATTATAAGTATTCCAACCCCATTCTAATAATACGGTGTTGTATGGTGAAAAAAAATAAGGAGTCATGTAATTTATCTGACTTACGGTAAAACATTTCCACTTTATTGTGGCTTTTCTAAAAATTTCTCGTTGAATGTCTACATCTATGCTTATAATTCCCGGAATAGGTCGGTGTTTTTGATATTCGTTTGTTATATTATTTTCAATATAGTGTGGTTTTCCTTTTCTGTCGTATCCGATTATTGTTGCGTTTTTTACGTTCTGACCATTCAACGAGGAATCAAAAGAGTTTTGAATTCCGTATTTATCTTTAAAAGAGTCGCCTCCATATAATACAAATCCGCTATATTGATTTACCTTAGAATTAGACACGGCGCGAATCCATGGCGTCATCGCTCCTTTATAATCTTTTATTTTTGAAAAATCGCTTGTATAGTTGTTGCCGTATTTATCAGACCGACGTTCTATTTCGTTACGCATATATTTGGGTAACGGAACCGCTGCATACGGTGGATATAGTGTATCAGACATACTTATTTATTTAAATTGTTGTATTCTTGCATTATAGAATCTATGTTAATAGGAATTCTTAATTGTAACCCAACAGGTATACTCAGTCTTCCGTTTCCAAGATTGTTAGATAAGGCTATAATCCACCATAAAGATGCGTCTTTATAAAATTTATATGCCAATGCATCAAGATAATCCGTTTCTTTTGAAATATAAATAATATCCGAGTCTTGTGGCTGAATCGTAGGATATAATCTTGTTCCTAAGAACCTTTTACCATCAAATGTTTTTTTGACGTTTTTATTGTTGTCGTATCGTGTCATGCTACAATTAATTGTTTAGAGAAACCACCACCGCTTTCACCGCCACCAAAGTTTCTTCCTCCGGTACGAGGCCTTTCTGTTTCTAATATATCTGTACTTATTTGTATTTCACATTCGGTGGGAAATTGTGCGTATTTTCCGCCACTGTTGTTCCATTCAATTTGATTGTTTAAATACTTCCACGTATTAGATTCATTATTTAATTCTGGAGTAATTTCCCAAATAACGTCTTCTGGTATAGATATGGTTACACTTTTTAAAATAACTGGTTGTTCTTTATATAAATCTCCAATTGTTATAGTTATAAGCGGAGGTACTATAAAATTACTGACAGATGGAATCTTTTCTTTTATATACGTATAATCAGTGTATTTAGCCGGTTTAGTCAAACCCACTAGGTAATTTATTCTCTTCCACATAGGTAATAATTCTTGTATGCTCATTGCAACTGCTTTGAAATTAAAACCTAATGTTCTGGTAAAACCTGTATAGTTACATAATTTATCCGCTCGACCTATATAGTTTATGTCTGCCCAATTGGCGTTAGCGTTCTCTTGAATTCCTTTGACTGTTGCTCTGAATGGAATGTAGGTTTCGTTTACAAGATCGTGAAAGTAAAATGCTATGAAATCGTCTTCATAGGGATTATATTTTTGCAAGGTTATCATCGACTCGCTTAATTTTCCTGGTTTATTATAAATTATAGATGAGTCGTCTACTCCCGGAAAATTTTTCACCATTATGGATAAAGAATTTATTGTATCCGATTTTCCTGTTGTTGATAATCCTTTTTGCGGGTTTGGGTTTTTATCATTTATGCTTTTTTCATATGAGCCAGATAACGGGCTCTGCGGATAACGATGATTTACTAATTTATTATATGTAACGTCTACACGACTTTCATACGAAGTAGTATTATAGTCTGTATTTATTTTTTTTAATGCGTCATTTAAAGAATTTATTATATTTTTTTTATGTTCGTTTACTTCAGGTGAACCGCGAACAGATATAACTTTTCCTGTTGCGTCGAATGCGGAATCGGGTAAAAATTCTTTATTTTCGTTTCTTCCAGAAAGTCCGGTCCCCATGCCTGCGCCGTGGAGTGTTCTAACTCCTGAATTCGGATCTTCTTTTATTTTATTCGAATATGTACCTTTTATATTGTAGGCCGATTCATTTTTTTTATTTTTATGTTCGTTTAATACAGATTCAACGCGAACAGATATAGGTTTTCCTGTTGCGTCTACACTTCCAGAAATTCCAGTCTCCATGACTGCGCTATGGTGTTTTAAAACTCCGAAAGGCGGATTTCCTGTTTCTGATGAGCCGGAAATCTTATATTCATTCGAATATGTACCTTCTATATTGTGGGCCGATTCATTTTTTTTATTTTTATGTTCGTTTAATACAGATTCAGCGCGAACAGATATAACTTTTCCTGTTGCGTCGAATGCGGAATCAGGTAAAAATTCTATTTTATTTCCGCTTCTTCCAGCCATTGCGCCTTGGAGTGTTCTAACTCCTGAATTCGGATCTTCTTTTATTTTATTCGAATATGTACCTTTTATATTGTAGGCCGCGTTACCGGAGTTTATTATAAATTTGATTTTATTATTTGCTTCTTGTCGATATCCCCAACTCTTTCCTTTGTTCTCGTCAGAAATATCTCTTGGAATTTGCGTATTGGGTTTTTCGGCTGTATCAGACGGTAATCTATAAGAACGAAAAGCTGGTTTACCTTCAAGGGTGGTATAAATGGATAATATATCCGAGAATTGATATGGTCCGGCTCCGGGTTCTAAATCCGATCTCTCTTTTCCTACATTACTACCATATTTTTTGTATCCGTGTGTATCATCTTTGATGTCATATCCCAACGGTGAACCGAAATATTGAGATTTCATCGGAATAGATTGTCCGAATATTTTTATTTTTTTATCGCTATCAGATGTAGAAGTTTGACCGAATTTTTTAATATTTTCTTTGGCCTTGCCTGTATTTTTTCCTGCCTCAAATCTTTGATAAAAATCTGTTCCCCAAGTTATAGGTTTTCCATTTTTATCAAAATAAGAAAATTTTTGAGGTTGCGTCAAAAATATTCCATAAGCTCCTTCATCCGCCCTGTATTTTGCGTTTCCTGGATGTTTCAGAGGACCAAATCCACCAAATAAACTTTTTGCAAAAGATACAATTGGTAAAGAGGCTAAAAATCCACCCTTTGAAGATTTGGGATTCTTGATAGACAAACTATTATATGCACTGATTGCAGTTCCTGCTCTAATTAATCCCTTTGAATTATTTTGATTTAAAGTGGATAATGCTTGGGGTCCGACGGTGCCTTTAGGTGGAGTTGGTTTATTTAGTGCCGATACACCAACAATACTTGCTAATGCTCCTAATAGTCCACCGCTCGTATCTATATGTCGGAGTGGATTTTTATCGGAGAATGGATTTATTTTAGTCGAAGCTGCCAGTATTGGACTCAGCGGATTGTATATTCTTGTTTCGTTAAATGCTTGACTTTTTTGTAATAAAAATTGTTTCGTTAAAAAAAGTATGCCGTTTCCACCTATTAAAAATTTACTGACTCTTATAGTATCTTGCAATGTGCTTGCAAATGGAAATGCTCGACTTTCAAATCTTTTTAAACCGTTTATTCCTTTTCTTCCTTGATTTGGATTTACATAAACATAAGGCTGTCTAGGTCCAAAACTAAAAAGTCCACTGTTTTCGGTATATGGAGATAGTTTCTTATACAAATTATTATTATTAGCATCGTATAATTGTTGTATTTTACCCACCAAAGGCGAATTACTATAACCACTAGGCACTATAACCGTCGGCGGCACTATATTTGTTGTATTTTGATTTGCCATATGAATATTTTAATAAGATGCTTGCGCTAATAATTCGCTCGCACGTTTGCCGTCTATATTTACTGCAATTCCTCCAGATTTCATTAAATTTATAAGTTCATCTAATTTTCCGATCATCGTTGTATTATCTTGGCTGGACTTAGCGTTTTTATTTTCTAATTTATCTTGGTCGGACTTAGCGTTTTTATTTTCTAATTTATCTTGGTCGGACTTAGCGTTTTTATTTTCTAATCTATTACCTAACACAGATGACGTAACTAACTTTAACGTATCGAGTTTTTCTACACTCGAATTTAATTTTTCTAAAGACGTCGCGAGTTTTGATATTGCATCACTAAAAGTGTTCACTGATTCAAATTCTTGTGCGACTTTTGATATATTCATAAGTGCATCTGCTGTAAATTTCAATTTACTTCCGATGTCTGCCAAGTCTCGTATTTTCTTTATCGGATCTCCTCCTAAAAACTTTCCAACAAACGAACCAATTCCTGCAACCGCAGATCCCTGTCCAAATGCCGCTAACGCTAACGAAATAGCACCAATACCTATTGCAGCTTTTAAAAGATCTATCTGAGTTAGTTGAAGTACGGGATCTATTGCTTTTGCAATGCCCTCGCCGAATAACGTCATTCCTGCGCCCGCCGCGAGTGCGGCCAAACCAAATGGAATAAGTGCTAAACCAAGTGCCGTTATAGCTAATACTCCTGCACCAAAAATTAATCCGCCGGGACCTGAAACTAAAGCTCCTAATCCAAATGCTGCTGCCGTAAATCCAATTAATGCTAGTGCGCCAATTCCAACTTGTGCCCAGTCTAGCTCACTAAACATTTTCATAGCAAATGTAAATGGAAGTAAAGATAATCCAAAGGCCGCAATGCCTAATGCTCCCTTGAAAACTTCGGGTTTTCCCATTTTTGATATTCCCTCTGATAAACCAGTTAATAATTTTTTTGCAGCGCTTCCGCCTCCAGCTGCACCTGCTATAGATATTGGTATAGCTGCAGCTCCTATTAATAACAATCCAGGTGAAGCCAATATCATTGCGGCTGATCCTATAAATACTTTCCCACTTCCCATTGCTTTTATCCCTTCAGCTAAACCTTCGAGAGACTGTTTTAATTTTTCTCCATTCAAAGTTTGTAACAATTTAGCTCCAAGAAATCCAGGTATCATTAAAGTTAATCCCGCCGATGCTGGAATAAGATTAAATGCGCCCTTTAAAACTCCGTCTTGTCCCATTTTTTTCAATCCCTCCGCAAGCCCAGTCAAGAACTTTTTAACACCTGGCCCATCAGATCCGCCCATTCCTTTAGTTTTACTTGCAGTAGAAGACGCATCTGGAGTAGCTGTTGTCGCAACGCCTGATCCTAAAGCCGTTTTCATACGATCTTTTATAAATGTGAATGGTTTTTTTATCATGGACATAAGTCCTGAAAGACCCATTTTTCCGAACAAAGCGATAGTAATAATTCCTGCACCACCGAGCACTAAGTTGGTCAGAATCTTCCCCACGTTCCCAAACGATTCATACAACTTACGAGTGTCTTCAATCGTCTCGTTTATCCACTCGTTAAATGATTGCAATACACTGTTTGACTCCCGAATCAAACCGAACAATTCTTTAAAGGGAAGTAAAAGCGCTTTTGCAATTTCTACAACTACTTTTAAAGTAGGAATAAAAATGCCGCCTAACAATTCTACAACAGGGAAAAATACATCGCTTAAACTATTACCAAGTGAATGCATTGTGTCGTTTAGTTGGTTTAGCAAGCTTTGCATTTTTGCTTTTTTTAACAAATCGTCTTTGGTTACTTCTACATTTTCTTTATTTTTTGTGATTAAATCGTCGTATTCTTTGCGTTCCTTCTCACTCATTTTATCCAATTCTTTTTCCATCATCAACATTTTGTTTATCTCTCCCACCGACATACCTGCAGCTTTTGCAATCGCTTCTTGTTGAAACATGTTCATCTTTTGAAACTCTCCAGTCGACTTTATGGTTGCTAAAGTAGCTTTTGCTGCCTCTTCGAACTTTCCTGCATATGAGAGTCTACGAGATTCCATGAAGTTTAAATTTTTTCCTACTAAAACTGATGCTTCCATTTCGTCTCCGATACTAGTTTGAAAGTTAAGCATACTTCTTGACGATTCCGTTAAAGTTTTTAAACTTGTTCCAAGTCTCGCTGCCGCTGCGGCTCCTTTTATAAGTTCCAACGTGCTGCCTCTAACCATCGAAAGCGCCTGCTCGCCGGCTTCGGCCACATCTTTCATTAATTTATCCAATGGAACACCTGCGGCTTTAGCTAAATTACCTGCATATGAAGCATAACTTGTAGCAACTTTCGAACTAACTCCACTCAAAGCCATAGTTTGTGTTAAAAACTTTGCACCTGTATCACTGGATACACCTAAATTTTTACTTAATAAGGCTGTAGTTTCTACCAGTTGTTTATTGTTATTTAATACTTTTACATTTCCAAGGTTATTCATTAAATCTCCTGAGGCTTTGTATCCATCCTTTAGCGTCACTCCAAATTTTTGATACTCTTGATTTAACTTTAAAGCTGTATCCTCAAGTTCTTTGGTTTGATCAACGTTTAACTTAGTTTCTTTTCTAAACTCTTCGGCCTCTTTCTGAAGATCGATAAAACGATCTACGGCTAGCGTTAGTAAATCAGCTATTACTTTTAATGCCAGCGCATATATATTTCCGGTTTTTGCCACATCCATCCAACCTTTAGCTAAATCTACAACTTTTTTTCCTTGTTCGCCTAAAAGGTCTGCTCCTTTTTTCTTGAGATCTACTTGTGACTGAGTCATAGAATTCTCCGCTTTAAGAGCATTGATTGTATCCATGAGGGGGCCCGTCTTCTCTACGGATGCGTTCTCTTCACGTAGTCTGTTCAATTCTTCTTGAAGACTATTTATAACTGATTGTCTAGTTGATATAGATTCGAGTTGGTGCTCAGTGGTTCTATGTGATCCTTCCATCATCTTAGACAGATCTTGTGTTTTAGTAATTTTTTCTTCTATTTCACGGATGCTTTTTTTCGCTAACTCCGACGCTTGCTTTTGAAGATTTAACTCTTTAGCCGCTCCTTCTCGCTGTTCGGGTGTCATTTTATCGACCAACTCTTTACCTGTTTTTTGTGCCTCGGATTTATTTTCGTTTGGATCACTCATAATATATAAATATCAAATGCTAAAGGTTATTAACGATTTAGTTGATTTAAAATTATAATAAATTGCGGATTCTACAGTTAAGGCTTATCGACCTTAAAGAATGTCGGTTATTATAGCGATTTTATGTATAACTTGTAGAAGTCGTCAACATCCTGCGGCATCGATACGGAGAAACGAATGATCCGATGTTCACAAAAACCGGAGACAGTTAATCTCTGTCTGTTATTTTAGCTAGACCGAATTGTTGATAATCGATCTTTTACAGAGAGACGTATTGGGTCGACTCTATGCTAATTTCGTTGTTTATATTTTAAATTTATTAGATAAAAAACTTCCTATAATCTGATAGGTTGTATGGTGATCCTTCTTTGATTTGATTGCCAACATCGGAACTTATACCCTTACTTTTATCATTTTTTTTGGTTTTGATTAACCCCTTTGCTTTGTCATAGTCATTTCTACCAGCTTTTGACAATGTGTTCAGTTTTTGAATCAATTCAGCTTTACCCTTTACATCAAGTGGTTTCAAACCATCTTTTGTAACAATATTCCACTTGTCTCCAAAATATTGATACAAAGACTTTGGAGTTAATGGATCTTCTTCTTGACCAGCCATGACCAATGTCTTTTCTTTTGGTTTAAATCCATCTTGTTTTGGTTGAGCTTGGCTTGATCCCAACAAGTCCAATCCTTGTAGTGCGTTATCAACCATTTTGTTTGTCTTTTTACTACCCTTCTTATATACCAACACATCACCAATGTCCAAACAAGTAATTATAAGTTGTTTTAGATTTGCCTTAGTAAAGCCGTTTGGATTCAATCCTTGTAGAATTAGACCTAAATCAATCAATTTAGCAAACATTGCTCTAGCATTTGCGATATCTGGGCCGGTCAAGTTTCCAATAGCGCCAGTATTTGGAACAACTGGCTTACCCTTGGTCTCCAAATCTTCGTTCATTGGTAACTTAGGTGGCTGTGCAGGTGCCACGCTAAAATTATAAACACTATTTGGATTCTTTTTGTTGAACACTTGACGAAGTTCAAAAGTAGCACCCACTAGGTTTGGAATAACAGCGGTAAAGTCGTTGATAAATGCTTGACGTGCTTTATTTTGTGCCAATAAATCTTTAGCTGCTTCAGCCAGCGAAGTAAACTGAGGATCTTGTGTTATTTCAACACGAACATTATTTGGATCACCAACCTTTTGACGATATTGAGCAGACGCATCACTAATTGCTTTACTGAACTTAATCAAGAAGGTCTTTAATGTAGCAATACTAGCCTTAGCCTCTGGACTTTTTGGATCATCAACAGCTTTTAACATATCTACCACCCGTTGTTGTAAATTACCAGAGAATAACGGACTTCCCTTCAATCCAGTTACATACTTTGCCAAATTTTTATTTGCATAACTGCCGCCTGAATCACCAGCACCAGTAGTTGCACCAGGAGTTGCATCAGAATTTTTGCATTTTGCGATGTCGAGTTGTCCACTCTTCGTATTTTTATATTTTTCGTATATTTTTGGATATTTCTTTTCAAATTCATCTAGAAAAGCACAAAAAACAGAACGATAATAGTTATCATCATCTATAACTTTTCCAGTTGAATCAACTTTTACAAAATCGTATTTTTTGGGATTGTTATATACATTCTTACCAAACTCGTTCCGAAACGCTAGAAGTGTATTTTCTTCTTCACGTGTCAAAGGTTCGCCTGTTGCGGAAGTCTGTGTTGAAGTTGCGCCAGTAGTTTTTTCAGAATCTTTAACACTTTTACTGACCACGATATCTTCCGGAAAATTTAAGTTCAAACTTTTTGGAAGCTTTTTAAAATCGGCTTTAACTTTTTCAATAAGTTCATACGCGGATTTTGCGCCCTCAATGTTTTTCAAACTGTTCAACACTTCTGTTGTATTGTTTCCACTTGCGTTGAATGTTTTTGCGACATCTTGAATATATTGACGCATTTCTTTTTCAATATTTTGTTTTAAATTTTTAACTGCGTTTTCTTGATTTGCAGTTAAAGGAACAGCCCCAACAACAGGAGTAGCAGCAGACGTGGATGCGGCTGCTTCACTTAAAACATTCTTAAGTATAGATAACAACATTGTAGATTCGTTTGTGTTATTAATTTTATTTGGTGTGACCCCTGGTGTGCCCCCCCCTGCGGCTACAGCTCCAAACGCGGATGTGGCAGAACGAATGTTATTGTTTAATGTTTGATTAAATGCATCGGTTGCGGCCTCGATACTGTTTCTTGTCGCCATAACTAATTCAGCATTCTGGAAAGCTTTAACCAGATGTTTATTATCACCATCATTTGCAAGATTGGCAAGATAATTATATAAATTTATATATTCTTGATTCATTCGCTTCGTAACTAGAGGCGCCATTGTTCCTAGCTCATCGTTTGCCAGATCTTCACCCATCTGACTTATTGAACGTACAGAGGTCGCTATTAAATCGATTGTACTCTTGGATCCTGCTATATCAAAAGTCATCTTTTGAGCAGAATCCCAATTGTTCATAGTTACTTGTACATGAACATAACCCTCATTCTGAAACTTTTCGAAATAGGTCATGATGTCACGCCCAATCTCAGTCGGTACCGACATTTTCATCATATTCTGTAAAAATGGACCAACAGTTTGTTGAAATAACTGGCCGGTCAACCAACCTACTATACTCGTTTTAAGTGCATTGCCAATTGCAGTAGAAGCACTTTCACCTTTTAACGCACCCACAGCGGCTCTCAACATGAAGAGAACTGCGCTTGTTACAAGAACAACAGACTTTGCACCTACAAGCGCGAAGCCAATTGGCCCGGCGGCCAAACCTGCAACAGTTGCTAATAATCCAATTACTATACCGGTCTTAACTGTATTTGCTTTTGCATAGGCTCCAAGTTGATCAACTATCTTTAAAATATTAGACTGTTCTGTTTGATTTGCACCCAGCTTAGAGAGATTATCACGAATTGATTTCTTCTTTTCTTCAAACATTCTATCAAAATCTTGAACCGGCTTGGTATTTTTGATGTTTTCCCACAATTCATTAAATTTTTTATTCAGTAACGCAGTAAGTTTTTCCGCTCCACCAACCGCGGCAACGGCAGCACCAGTAACACCGTACGGTAGAACATTGGCACCACTTAGAGCCGTTCGTGAACTCCACCTGCGATTTGTCCTCCCTTTTGGGTTAAACCTTTTAACACTCCACTCTTTTTTACAGGAATACCTCCGATAGCATCAGGTACATTTTTGTCGAAAGTTTTTAATTGAGCAAAATAATCTCCCAAACTTCTTGTGAAATTTTTGTTTCTTAAATTGAGATATGTGGTTTCATATTCACCTTTTACCGATCCACCTATCTTACTTTGAATAGCTTTTCCCAAACTACCAAATCCACCAGCACTAGCGAGATTACCCACAGCATTAATAGCACCTTTACCAAATCCAGCAACCTTAGCTGCAAAGTTATCACCAAATTTTTCTTGAAGAATTTTTTCGGTGATTTCGATTGATTGAATCTCCATTACCAATTCTTTTTGTATAGCCAGACCATCACGATAATATCCAAAAAATTCTTTGGTGCGATTACCGTGAATTGATTGATATTGATCATAAAATTTAACTTCTTCGTTGAGAAGTTGTCTAGAATAAAAAGTTTCAATTAAAAGAGGTGAATTATCCATACAATATAAATATAATTAATTCTATAAAAAAAGCATAATATTGTTACATCATCTTATTTTTTGGAATAGTTCGTCGACTTATTATATTCTTTAGATTCTTTTTCTTTGATCTCGGTGAGTTGTTTATAGTAGAAATTTCTCAAATAAACAGGTAAATCATAAGCTATATCAACATTTATAGCTCCTTGACTGTAATAACCAAGCTGAAAAATCTGTTGATGTAAGTAAACTTTATACTCCGGTGTCAGGCCAAAAAAAGGATACCGACAACGGTATGCCCATCCTTTCGTTGTGTTGGCAGTCGGAACACTCAAAATCAAACGCCATGTCGATATCAGGTGTATTTTCTTTAACGTAGATTCTAAATGCTAAACTATCCTTGGATAACAACTGTTGATCAACAAACTTGTTGATAATCTGTCGATCTTCGTTTCCGTCCACACTGACAATCATTTTTTTCAAACGAGTAGTGATTTCAGCCGAAGCTCCTGACTTGTTGATTTTGTTGAGTGCAGTCAATTCTTGTTCGATCGAACTTTCATCACGATGTGTCAATAACTTGTATTTTAATGTTACTTTTGACGCGGGTAAAACAAATTCAAATAAATTTACTCCACGTTCATACTTTTCAAACTCAAACTCTTTGTTATTTACTTTTGATAAATCTATCAAACAGTTGTTTTCTTTTCCACATTTAGGACATTTAACTTGAAGTGGTCCATAACTATCGCCATACGCCAATCTTCTTGATGCGACAAATAGAGCATTTTTATCGCCAATTAATAATTCATCGGTTTTAACTCCATCGGTAACAATCAAACTCTCCAAAAGTTTTTCCAACACCACTCCTTTTTTAATCAAATTTTGACTCGTTAAAATATCTTCTTCTTTTGCAGTCATGTATTTTATATCTACAACACCTTTACTTAAAGGTGAATTTGAGTTGTAAAAATATCCCTCGCTAGGCAATCCAATCGTTTCTGATGGATACTTGGGTTTCTCGACTGGTTTACTAGCAGGTGATTTAACTGCCAGTCTGACTGAATCAGGAACGTTAATCGAAGTTTCTTTTTGTGGTCGTGTAATATTAATTGTATCTTCTTCCATATAACATTATGTTTTCAATATATAGTAACCAATTACTTTTTTTTCTTTTTATATTTAATGTATTTTTAAAATTTACTTTTTTACGATTGATGCGGATTTAACAGCGGCCTCTGCAGATTTAACTTTTTCTTCTGCATTTTTTACCGACTGTTCTTTTTCAGTTAAATCTTTTTCTCCAGAATCTTTTGCAGATTTTAATGATTCTTGTGCTTTCTTCAAATTATATTTTGCTTTTTCTAATGATTTAGATTTTGCCTTTAAATCAAACTCGTCACGTTTTAATTCTAAGTCTTTTATTTCTTTATCAAACGTCTCGTTTTCTTTATCTTGTTCATTTTGTTCCAAGATAATTCTTATATAACTTCTCACATATTCTTTTAATTTAACTTTTTTATTCATATAGTTTCAGTAATAAATATATAAAAATAAAAATTATTTTGAAAAAATCCACTTAGAGTGTCCACAATCCCAAATTCTATCGTAATTATTAAGTTGCATATTTTGCCATTCGGTTAAATTTTTATCAAATTTATTCAGTTTTTTATCAAGATTGTGTTTAACAAACCCGTATCTATGTAATCTATCTGGATTGCCATATTTAATATAAAAATAATTAGGCGGCGTGTTTGATTCAAAAGAAAATCCTAACTTTTTATAAATATCTCCAATACTCCACCTTCTATCCGCGTATGATATTATTTTCTTAGGATTGTAAGTCTTTATAAAATATTTAATAAGTTTACTAGCTCCACCTATTATCAGATTTTCTGAACAATATCTATACATTTCGTATTCATCTTCTTTATGTTTGTTTCCTAGAATGACTCTGAGTTTTCCAAATGTCATAACCGATACAAGGTTTCCTTTAAAAATTAAAGCTAACCGTATCGATGAATTGCATTTTCCCTGAAGATGGTGTGTTTCCAAAAACTGATCGCAATCTTTTGAATTAATCTCTTGGATTTCACAGTCTCTAGCATAAATCTTATTTTTTGCATTTTTACCTAAAATGTGAGATAGTCGAGTTTTGACCACGTTTTCTTTTTTAATCCACTCATCCTCAAATATGTGAATAAGTCTAATGTTCTTCTGAAGACATTCTTCTGTTTTTTTTAAATGATACATTTTTGATTTTTTTCCTGCCAACTCACTGTGCCAATATGTTCCGTCAAATTCTATTGCAACGTTTTTAGCCGGAATGTATATATCAAGTTCACCCGAAATAATACCTCTTTGTTTTTTTTGTATTTCCACTTCGGCACCCATCAACGATTTGATATAATCGGATATTTCTTGTTCCATAATCGATGTTCCTCGAATGTATGGATTGCAAACCAAACATCTGGGAATATGTCCGCCGTCTATGTGATCTTCAAAAATTGCCTCACACTTATTACATTTAAATTTATATAAATTTGATTTATCCGTCGTAACATACTCTTCGTTTTCAAAACAAACAGAAACATGTTCGTTTATTTTTGGATTGGATCTTAACTTTTCCCATCGACGCAACCGATTTTTTTTAACCATTTTTAATTTTATAATATCAGAATTTACAGGTATTTTATTTCCGTATTTTTCTATATTGGTGTTGTGAATTTTAGATTTAATTGACTCACATTTAAAAACATTATCACATCCGTATTTTTTTCTAACCGTGTTTTTTACCTTTTCTTTGACCATCTTAGATTGTGATGGATTTTCCGTTCCGTATTTTTTTAAATTTGAAATTTTTATTTTTTCTTTTACCACGTTTGATTGAAAAGAACACTCAACCCCAAAATTCTTTTTATTTGTAGTTTTAATCTTATCGATGACCTCCGATGATTTTGACGCATTATTTACGCCGTATCGTTCTAAACACGTTTTTTTTGCTTTTTCTGGATTAACATACGTCTCAGATCCATATTTTTTTAATTTTGTGCTCTTTATTTTATCAATACGATTTTTGTCATTCGCCGTCGCTTGAGAACTGCATTTAACACAACAAAATCTTTGCTTTCTTTTTATTAAAGATTCAAATTCGTTATTACATACTTCACAATTTTTTACTATATAATATGTATTTTTTAATTTTATCATGCGTCTCCACCTGTCATTCTAACTTGAAATACATATAATTCAATCCATTAAAAAATAAAAAAGTTCGCCGGTTTAGTGGCGAACTTTCTTTGATATCCTTTAAACAATTTTTAGAATTGGAGGATACAGTAATCCATACTGAGAGTTATGGTGATTCCTATATGCTCGCCGTCGTTACTCCAATCAAGCGTACCGAAGTTGGTTGTACCTGTGATAAATGCTCCTTTAAGAGTCCACTCTTCCACTTTATCTCCAACAGGTCCTAGAACGTTAATTGTGACATCTTTTTTGTAAAAATCACTATATCCGTCTCGACCAGTCACTGATTCGTGGTGTAAACGAATCCATTCCATGACTGCTTGTGCGCCGGACGGAACAATTGGATCATACAATTCTATTGTCACATCTTCCCATTTGCTCTTTCCACGATATTTTCTTTGAATGTTGATGTGGTTTAATTCTTTTACAGCTGCGTTAATTTTGGGTCGATCTGTTTTCTTGATTAGGAAGGACGGAATTCCATCAAGATACATGATAAAGCGATTTTGAACTTTAGGTTCGAAAGCTGTGAAAAAGATTTCATTGGATTGTAATAAGTCTGCCATAATTTAAAATTCCTTATTTTGATGTTTTGATGTTATATTCATCGTTGAGTATAAATAATAAAAAAAACAAAAAAAATGATTTTAATTTTTACTTTAATAATTATATTTACAGCTTTCGAACTAAAAGGTAATATTTTATGGGTAGACGTAGAAAGAATCCGATTAACGTGACAAAACAATGTCCAACATGTGGCGTTAATTTTTTAATTAAATATTCAAAACAACATCAAGTTTATTGTAGTCGAGCTTGTTCACAGAAATCTCCATCGGTTATAGCAAAAATGAAATGTAGTCAAAAAGAAACGTTTATTGAAAAATATGGAGTAGAACACCCTATGTTGACCGATGCTACAAAATTAAATTTTAAAAAATCGATGTTGAGTAAATATGGTGTTGATCATCCAAGTCATATGGATGGACACAGGGAAAAGGTTAAGTTAACATTGAAAAACAGATACGGTGCTGAAAATTATAACAATCTTAAACAAATGGAAAAAACCATGTTTGACAGATATGGGGTTGTGAACTATAGAAAAACTTCAGCTTGTTCGGACAAAATAAAACAAACGTGTTTGAAAAAATATGGCGTAGAACATGCCTCCCAAAGAGAAGAGCTAAGGCATAAACATCACTCGAATATGTTTATTAAATTTAAAAATTTGCCAGAATTTGAGAATTTTACACCTCTGTTTAGTTTAAATGATCTACAGGGAATGTCTTCTGAAATTATTAGATACAAATTTAAATGTAACCGATGCGATTCTCTTGATTTTTACAAACTTATAGATGGAAGTAAACCTTTATGTAAAAAATGTGATAAAGATATTTTATTTAAAAACCAAAACGAATTGTGTTTGTTTTTAAAAGATATTTTAGAAAAAGATGAAACGATTATTGTTGATGATCTAACTATACTATATCCTCAAGAAGTAGATTTATATATTCCATCGAAAAAAATTGTAGTCGATCTTGTGGATTTGCAATCTCACAGCGAATTGGTTGGCGGTAAAAATAAAACATATCATTTGTTAAAAACCAAAAAATGTCTGAGAAAAGAAGTTGAGTGTGTTCAGATTTTTGAAAATGAATGGAATGATAAAAAAGAAATAGTGAAATCAATTTTAAAAAATAAATTTAAAAAATGTGATAATAAATTTTATGCCCGTAACTGCACTGTAAAAATTCTTAACAAAGAAGAATGTAAAAATTTTTTAAACGAAAATCATATTCAGGGAAACGATAAGTCTTTTTTTAAAATTGGTTTGTATCATAACAATATGTTGGTGTCGGTAATGACGTTTTGTAAAAGTAGATATAATAAAAATTACGAATACGAACTTAGTCGTTATTGTAACAAATTGTATTCAAACGTTGTGGGTGGAGCGGAAAAGTTGTTTTCTTTCTTTTTAAAAAAATACAATCCCAAAAACATTATTACTTACAGCGATCGTCGATTTTTTTCCGGCGAAGTATATCTTAAATTAAAATTTAATTTTACACATAACACCTCTCCCAATTATTTTTATATATCAGATAATTATAAAACTTTATTAGGAAGAATTAGCTTTCAGAAACATAAATTGAAAAAATTGTTGCCTTTGTATGAAGAAAATCTTAGTGAGTGGGAAAACATGAAAAACAACGGATATGATAGAATTTGGGATTGTGGCCACTCGGCCTGGGTTTATACCGCTTAATTTTTTTCAAAAATACTCACCGAATGATCGTATACATCTTTTTTTAAATCTCTTATTCTTTTTATATATCCTTTAGATCTTAAAAGTTTAAACACAACATTTTCTGCGCTCATTTCTCCAGACGAATCTAATCCAGTTTGCCTCATTTTATATAAGTCATTAATCAGCGTATTCAACTTATCTACTGTGGTAGGTTCTTCTGTAAA